CCTTGTTGACCACTACGCCAGGGCCAAGGAAATCCAGGATGCGCGGGACGGCGTGGACGGCGGCTTGCCGAAACCCAAATGAGACACACCTGATGCGGCGGTAGCCGCAGAGGAGATCGAACATGATTACGCCAACAATAGGACGTATTGTGTGGTATTATCCTAAAGGGTATCCTTTGGGTGACGGTGAGAAAACCGTGAATCTCAGTGAGCCGCGAGCCGCGGTTATCGTTAAAGTTTGGAGCGACCGCATGGTCAATCTGGGGTACTGGGACCCGAACGGCGATACCGGGGCCGCAACCAGTGTGCCTCTCGTCCAACCCGAAGACGCTCCACAAAATTGCGGGGTGGGGTTCTGCGAGTGGATGCCGTACCAAGTCAAGAAGCCGATGGGCAGCGAATCCGGCGAGAAGTCTGCCGGCGAACAGGTAATCTAAACCGCAGAGGAGACCGAACATGAAGAAATTGATGTTTGTGGCCTTGGTGGGGCTGGCGCTGGCGGGTTGCCTGACCCCGCCCGAACACACTGTTTTTATCGACCTGGACGGCGATGGGCGTATTGACGCCCTGGCCGTGGACGCCGACAGCGACGCGAAGCCCGACCTCGACGCCAACGGAATGCCTTGCATCGTGGCTGGCTCACAGGGGTACAAAGTCGCCGAGGGCGTTGATGCGGCGGCCCCCGAATTGCTGGCCTTGCTTGGTGCTGCGGTCGGCCTGCCGGTGCTGATTGGAGTCGGTGCGGCCTGGAAGGGGGCGAGGTTCGGCAGAATCTTTATGAATACCGTGATGTCCATTCAGGCGGCGCGGCAACGGCTCAAGACCAGCGGCAACGAGTCCGCGCTCGAGCTGCTGGATGAGACCCTGCAACGCGGGCAGACCGCCGCGACCATAGCCGCGATTGAGGCGGCTAAGAAAGCGGCGGGAGTCAACAGCGTGACGGAGTAAGTGCATGGCCGAGGAGCCGGACATTCTGGGCGAGGCCGAGGACATCGACATTGAGTTGACGCGAGAGCAGTTGCGGGGCCTGGCCCGCGTCCAGATCGAGGCCCTGCGGCACACGACGCGGGGGCTTTGTCAGGATGTCCAGTTAGCCTTTGTCTTCAGGCTGCTCGAACAGATCGATCGCCAGCTTTGTAACTGATGAACATGGTAGCTGACACGCGAATCCCGGTTCCCCGATTCTGCGACGCGGCCCACAAGGCGCAAATCGACGCCCTTCGCGCGTTTGACGAGGGCCGGGCGCGATTCGCGCACCTGATCTGGCATCGGCGGGGAAGGAAAAGCACCCTTGCGCTCAACTTGATGATCCGCGAGTGTGTACTGCATCCGAATCATACCTACCGGCATATTTTGCCGAGCCGCGTCCAGGCCAAGGAAGCGATTTGGAGCGACCCGAATATGCTATTCTCGTACCTCCCGCCCCAGAATGTTATTGCGTGGTCCAAGAATGAATCTGACCTGACCATCAGATTCCCCAACGGCTCGCGGTATGTGCTGGACGGGGCGGACAAGTTGGCCGACGCCCGGCGGTCCATTGGCGGCCACGGGTTTGTGCTTGACGAGTGGGCCTTCCACGCGAGCAACTATGTGTACGTCGGCCTGATTCAACCGATTCTAGCCGAGGGCGAGGGGCGTTGGTGCTGGAAGATCAGCACCTACAACGGACAGAATCACGCCTACGAGGATGTTCAGGCCGCGTTGCGCGAGAAGGGCCGGGACACCTACGTTTCCATCCTCAAGGCCAGCGAAAGCGGCGTCCTGGCCGCGTCCGAGCTTGCCCTCGCCAAGAAAAAGATGCCACTGATGCTCTACCTCCAGGAGATGGAGTGCGAGCCGGTCAGTGCTTCGGAGATGGTGCTGATTCAGATTGGCATGGTCGAGCGGCTGAAGGGCATTCACCACATGCCGAAAGAGATCCGGCGCATCGTTTCCTGCGACCCGGCGTTCGGCGGCGACGCCTGCATTGTTATGGGCATGGAGAACGGGCGGATCGTCGAGAAGGTCGAGCTTCACCCGACGAACACCGACGAGATTGTCGGGGCGTGCATGATGGTTGCCGGGCGGCTCAACACCCACAACTTCATAATCGACACGATTGGCTGGGGCAAGGGCGCCACCGATGGCCTGATGCAGATAGGCGGCAACCACGTCCAGGCATGGAACTGTGCCGAGTCCCCGTCCAACCCCGACGCCGGCCCATGCCTGCTGGCGAACAAGCGGTCTGAAATGTGGTGGGCGACGATGGAAGCGGTGAACGCCGGGACGGTGCCCTACATCGAGGACGACTCGACCCGTAAGCAACTTACGAGCATCTGCTACCGGCGGACGAGCCGCGGAGCGATCATGATGGAACTCAAGGATGATGTTCGTAAGCGGCTGGGCAGGAGCCCCGACGAGGCCGACGCCTACGTTATGGGCGTGTACGGGCAGGCAAACGTATCGCCTGTGGTGGGCGGCGTCGAGCAATACCGCAGATTCATTCCCGCCGCCGCGCGGATGGGGAGCATGAGCGCATGACGCCAAGCGAAGATAAACTCGTTTCCCGCCTGAAGGATTGGTACGGCCTTGCAATCGAGCCGTCCTCGCAGAAGCAGTGGCGGCAGCGTGCGGCCAAGGCCCTGCGATTCTATGACGGGACCGGCCAGTGGAGCGAGACGCTCAAGATGACGCTGGAAGGCCAGGGCAAGCCCGCCCTGACGATCAATCGCATCCTGCCGACCGTGAACGTGGTGTGGGGGCAGTTGATTCAGAACCGCACGGAACTGCGACTGGAAGCTCTGAAACGGGGCACGAAAGAGATAGCCAACCTCGGCTCGGCACTTATCAAGCACGGGATGGGTAGTTGCCATGGCGACGACGCGAGTAGCGATTGTTTCCGGGATGGGATCATCACAGGCAAGGGCTGGACGGCGATAGACCAGGTGCGAGACCGCGACCCAGTGACGGGCGAACTGCTGGTCGAGGCTCCGAACCCGCTGTTCGTGTTCGAAGACCCCCGGAACGTGTCGTATTCCGCCGACGCGGGCGAGTTCATCTTCCGCGAACGGTTTATGACCCGCAACAAGCTCAAAGCCTACTATCCCAACAAGTACAAAGACGCTCTGTCGGCGGTAACCGCCGACTGGGCGGGGTATGTCGCCGAAGATACCGGCGGGTACGCGAGCCTGCTGCAAATGCTGAACGAGGGCAAGTCCGTAATCGGCAGCGACGACGAGATATCCGGTGTGGTGTTGCGAGAGGTATGGTGGAAGGAGTACGAAGCGGTCGAGATGGCGACCGTTTCGCTGAACGGGCGGACGGCGACGGCCCGTATTCGTGGGGCTGGCGACCGGGCGTCGCTGGCCGGTCTGTCCGAAACTCGGCCCGACATATCTGTCAACACGACCAAGACGGTGATCTGCACCTTGCACCTGGCGGTTTTAGTTGGCGACTTGCTCATTAAACACGAGGTCGATCCCCTCAACGGAATGAATCAGTTTCCCTATGATCGCTTCTCGCCCTTCTGGCTGCACGGCAACCCGTTCGGCCTGGTCGACAACCTCATCAGTCCACAGGAAGAGTACAACAAGGAGCGGTCGAACCTGTTGCATGACGCGAACATAAGCGGAAATCCCGCTTGGCGGGTGGGCAGCGCGACCCCACAGGCGGAGGCCGAGCTTTCAGAGTTTGGTTCGACGCCGGGCATGGTGCTGAGTGAGCAGAAATACGGCGGCAAGGTCGAGAAGATCGAGGCTGGCGGGCTTTCGCCGGCCCATGCCGCACTTTCAGAGCAGACGCGGGCCGACATTCAGGAAATCAGCGGCGCGAATCCGAACCTGATGGGCACACCAACGGAGCGTATCGAGTCCGGGCGGGCAAGGCTGATCCAGCAGGAAGCGGGCCTGAAAGTGCTTGCCCCGATCACGAGCAACTTCTACCGCTCACAGTCGGGCCTGGGCGATAAGATTTGGGACTTCATCCGGCACAACGAAGTCTACAGCCCGGAGGAGATTCAGGCTGTTGTCGAACAGGACATCATTGACGCCCTGGGCGGCATGGCCGGCGTTGTGGACGTGATGAACCGATGGGACAGCGGCGTTTACGCGGTCAAGGCGGTTCCGAGCAAGACAACAAGCACATGGACAGACGTTCAGGTCGAGGACACCAAGGCGTTTGCCCAGACGTTTGCGGCGGTTGGTTTGCAGATGCCTCCGCTGGTGGCGAACGAGGTTGTGGTGAGCCTGGCGGAACTGATGAACTTCCCGTCGAGCAAGAAGATTGCGGACATGCTGAGGCAGCAACCGGCGATGCCCGCAATGCAGCAGATTCCAGGCGAGTCCGGGAGCCCGCAGGGCACGCGCAGAGGCGCGGCCCTGGCGGCAACCGGCGGATAGAAAGGCAAGAAAGGGCAGAAACAATGGAAAAAGGCGACCGTGTTAAGTTCGCTGAGATTGTCGGCATGAACCCGTCTTCGCACTTTGAATGGCTTGCGCGGAATTTGCAGCCAATGAGGGTTATCCGTGTTCGACAGACGGACAAGAACCGTTGCGGTCAACTCGTTACGGTTCGAGTGGGCCGATGGCCCGGCGGAATCGTGTTGCGAAACTATGACCCCGCATGGTTTGAGGTGGTCGAGTGCAAGACGGCATAATCCAAAACTGAATACACCCAAACAAGCCCGCCGGCCAGCGGGTGAGTTTGCGAAACTCAAGAAGCCCAACACTTAGCTAAGGGGTGTTGGGCTTCTTTTGTTTGGGCTGAACGACATTCGCTTCGCGGTGCGTAACCGCGTTCGCCCCGGCCGGGCGCAAAAAGGCCGCAGGGACCGCCGGCCCTTAACTCGGCGTCGGAGAGCAGAGCAATGACAGAAGGAACGATGGACATGAACGCGGCAATCGACATGGCGGTAGAGACTGCCA